ATTAGAGTAACATGATGCTAATAATACTAATAATAATAAAAGCAATTTATTCATTTATATCTTGTAAAGTTTCTATAAACTTATCATTTAGCTTTTTATAATCACTACGCAAAACAATAACCTCTTCTTGTAAAGCCACTATTTGATTTGTCAAAGTTGTTTTATTATCAATGTATAAATATCCAATTGCAATTAAACAGAAAAACAACAAACCAGTTACTGGATTAGCTGCAAAATCCTTAAAATCAATTGGTGATTTCATTATTTCTTTTTAAAGTTCCAATAGTAAAGTTTATACATTGAAATACTTATTGCTAATACTAATGAAAAAAATGTCAATATTTCATTGCATTCACTCAAGCTAATGCCAATTGCAGATGCGTTTGGTATTACGATTTCTAAAGTATCTTTTAAATCACTATTCATTGGACCAAGGCAATGGCAAAGTTTCCTCAACTGGATTCTTTTGCAGTTCAATATTTGCAGCTAATTGTGCATCCATTTCAGCTGGAGTTGGCTCAGTCATTTCATTTAACCAAGCATCAACATCAGCTTCTGTTAGATTCTCGTAAAGCACAAAATCATTTGGATTTGGTGATGTTAAAGGCATAGCTCCATATACATCAGCATAATAATAATCAGCTTCCCCTTCTGTTCCTTCTGATGCTGAACGCCTCCAGTGGATTTGATTGACCACATTTTTAAGTTCTACTCCCTCAACAGTTTCTTGTATTACACAATCCATTGAAGATATTATCCATTTATAAGTTATCATTTTTTTTTATTTATTTAATTATTTAATTATTCAAACGAGGCAATAGTACGAGTTACAACTGTACCACCCACATTTATTTTACATTTTATTGCTCCATCAGCTGAATCCATATATATTGATGATTTGCCACTTGCTGGATCACTTGGAGTAGATATTTGATTTAATGTTAAAACATCATCAAGCTCAAGAACACTTTGAATCTGTACTTTACCAGCCACATCAAGCTTATAAGCACTATCAGGGCTTGACGTTCCAATTCCAACATTTGTATTTGTGTTGTTAATTCTCATAACTTCACCATTAGTTGTGCTACCAAATCTTATACTTCTTGTTCCATCACCATCTAAAGATAAAACTCCAGAAACATTGTATAGTTTTCCAATTTTAGTATCACCAATTGCGCCACCTATTAAAACTCCAGCTCCATTTGTTACTGCTATATTTCCACTAACAGATAACTTTTCACTCGGATTTGTCGTTGATACCCCGAGATGCCCTCCAGATGTTATTCTTGCTCTTTCAGTATTTGCTGTGTATAATAATATATTAGCACTTTCTTTATTGTTTATATATAAATCAGAATAAGTTGCTGATATTGTTGATCCATCACCAGCTCCACTTCCAGTAGTGTCATTTGTTAATTGTAAATCAGTAAAATTTGAAGCATGAATATGCAATTCTCTTTGAGGATTTGTTGTTCCAAGACCTACGTTATTGTTTCCACTTGCAGCTGTGTTGTTTATGTGTAATACGGAACTTGTACCTTCTTTTATGTCAAAACCATAATTACCAGCTGAATTAGAAGCAACTAAATTCCATGCATAAGATGTTCCTAAAGCACTTGAATAAGGATTTAAATTTAATTCTACATTTGTGTTGGTTGTTGTGCTTAATTTAGCATTTCCTAAAACTTGTAATTTATCACCACTATCAACTGTTGTTCCAATTAGTACGCTTCCAGTAAACAATGCATTACCATCACCATTTAACTTTAAAACATTAGTAGCATAGGAAGAGCCATTAGACGTGCTGCCATCATCTATGTTGAACGATATAAAGTTATTACTCGCCCCGTCACTTACTTTTGCCGTTAAATAATGCTGTCTATCTCCAGTACCTGTATTTCTATTATATCTACCTATACGCATAAACTTTTGCTCAGACTGCCACATATCAGCTTCAGTTCTAAGCATTGATACACCATTTACATCTAAAGGAAATTGAGGAGTGTTGCTTCCCATTGATACACCTAATCTATCGGTAAATATTCCTTTTCCAACAACATGGAGCTTTTCTGTGGGAGAAGAGATGTTTATTCCTAAATTCCCTCCATTAAAATATGAATTTCCATAACCTCTTACAACAACATTTCTTGATCCAGCTTCGTTATATAATTCAATTAATCCCCCGTTATTATCGTCATAACCTATTACTGCTTTAATAGCTCCATCAGATTTTAATATGTTTATTTTAGCATCATCATTTGCAGATGCTTTTATTTCTAATAATTCACTTGGACTTGATGTTCCCAGCCCAAGATTTCCTCCAGATGTAATACGCATTTTTTCAGATGTGTTTGTAACAAACTTCATTGAATTATCAGAGTTTATATATTGTATTCTACCTTTAAAATCAGTAGAGCCATCTGAAAAATTAACAAAACTACCAGTACTTCCTTTTAATTGTAATTGAGCATAATTAGCATTATAAACTAATTGCACACTGTTACCACCTTCTGTAGCACCACCAGTAATTTTAATACTGTTAGTCGTTGAATTTCCATTATCTGTAACTGTCTGAAGATTTTCAGACAAACCAGCTTGACCATCTACATAAGCCTTTATACTTTCACTTGTTGCTAAACTTGTTGCACTTGCAGTTCCAAATGTATCATCATCAATATAAGAGCCAATGCTTACACTACCAGAATCAATACTTGTTGCTGTTATATCAAAGCCACCAACAGTTCCTTTTGTTTTGTTTTGGTATTGTGCTGATAAATCATCTTGGTTAATTAATAAAACAGAATCAATTCCAATATCATCAAATAATGCTGTTGATGTAACACTAATTGTATCATCTGTTGCTCCTTGATTAGATGAAACTGTCAATGGCAAAATCTCGCCACCTAAAGAATTAATTAAATTAAAAGTATCACCAGATTTGAAAACTGTTGAGCCAATACTATTTATTGGAACAGCACTAATTGATTTTTGATCTCTTAATGTTATGTAAGTAATATTACCAGTAAATGTTGTTCCAGCTTGAAACTTAATTAAATTAGAGCCATCACAATCTAAGTAAAAAGAATAATCACCACTTGTTGTAATAGATAGACTTGTGCCAGATGTCCCAGCTTTTACTAATAATGTCCCAGCTGTAACTACAACTTGAAAATTTACTTGATATGTTAAGCCTTGCGTTAATACCGATTGTGTTAATTCACTTGTTGAGCCAGTTGCAGCAAACTTTGCTTTCTTTGCTGTTGTATCAATGCTCCAACCAGTTCCTAATGTCCAACCAACAGCTGTGTTGAAATTACCATTTACAGCAACATTTGAGCCAGTAGCTGGAACAGTTGTCCTAATATATGCAACAGGGCTATTCATCATTAAGGCATTGGTAACATTTGGAATTATTTTAGCATCAGAAATTGGACCATTATCTTGTGCACCACCTAAGCCACCAATATCATTTGTTGTTGTTGTTGCACTTACTGTTTCTCTTAATATTTGATAGCCTTCATAATCCCATTCATCATAAAGAGAATGGAAACTACCTCTTCTAAAAATATATTCTGGATCAGTTTCATTTGTTCTTGACTCTCTAAGCCTTCCAATTGGATTGACATATCTTGGTCTTGTTGCTGGACCACCAGTTCCAGTTGCTGTTTGATTTTTATTTGCTTCACCAACAGCTAATCTCATTGTTGGAGCAATAACTACTTTTATTTGTCCACTTAAAAATTCATCAATAAGTAATTCTGTAAATGTTTTATCGCCAGTTAATGTTCCTCTGCCCCATTCACCATCTGGATTTGTTTTTACAAAAGCAGTTCCATTGTTTACTCTTAAACAACCAACAGCAAATTGCTGTATTGCATCACCCCACAACAATGTTCCAAAACTAAATTTTTCTGTATTTGTACTGTTATTTACTTGTGTATTTGTAGACAAACCAAAAGATGAGCTTTGTGTTGTGTTTAATGTTTGTAATAATCCTTTAAATGGAGATGTTGTTACCAGATGAATATCAGCTTGAGTTGTACCAGCATCAAAACTAACTGGAGTTGAAAAAGATGTAGTTGTAATTCCAGATGGATTTTCTAATGTATTTGACCAACTTACTTTTCCAGATTTTGTTTGTGGACCTCCTCCAGAAACATCACCAGATGTTGGTAAATATGGAAATTCTTGGTAAGGATCTTTTTTTACATAATCATAAAAACTTGAGGGCTGATAACCACTAAATCTACAAAAAAATGAGCCATTGTTTCCACTACTACTTTGATTTGCAAAATCTTCAATATCTAAAAAGAAACTCCATGCTCCAGTCATTGTAATAGCACTACCAGAACTATCAACAAAAGGAATGCTTTGTTGAAAACCAACATAATTTGTTTCAGTTAAGCTATTTGACTTTATTATGTATTTTGGTGATGCATTGCCTAAAGGAGTCCAATTAGCAGAATCAACCCAATAATAAGAGCCTTGATTTGAGCTGTCATATTGTAAATAATAAGTTGTTGTTCCATCACTTGCATAAAAATTAAACCTTAAAGAACACCACCAACCACCTTCATGTCCATCTGTTAAGCTTGAGCCAGTCATATCCCAAGTCCAGTTTAATGGAATTGATAACCATAAGAAATTAGCAGTTGATGGATCAATAATTGTTCCTTGAAATATCTCTTGCGATTCTGCACTTACTCCATAAGGAAAACCACCATAATAACTTTTTGATGCAAAACTTAAAAAATCAGCTTCTGCATTATGAATCATTGGTAAGTAATTATACTTAGTTCCAACCAGTTTACTTACTTGATTGCTTTGTATTGTTTGTTCATATCTTGTATAATATGTGTCACCTAAATGATCTTGACTACCAGTTAATGTTCCAAACCTATTATATTGTCTTGAGTTTATATTATCTGGATTATCTATTAAGCCACTTTCATCTTGAATGTATTCTGGTATTTGCACAATCCAAAACTCATGTTTCCAATAAGTTATTCTTGCACCCCAATGCCTTAATAATTCTTTTAAAACAGTATAGCAATTTTCTGGAGTAAAAACATCTTGATCATTTTTAGTGTGAAACATAGAAACAACACATTTTGTTAATCCTAATGGATCACTTCCTTGATTAGTGTTTTGCATGTCAGCATTGTACCAATTAACAGCTGTTGTAAATCCATAATCTATTGAAACCCCTTGACCATCTACACCACTTATTGCAACACCAGCTTTTGCTAATATTTCCTTAATCCAAAATGTATAAAGACCAGGACCATAATACATATTTAACCTATCATAGTTTCCTTGTATTCTTTGATTTAAAGGTATTGTACTTCCAGTTGGAGTTGATGTATCTGATAAATCAACAAAATCAATGTCTTTTAATAAAGATAAACCATCAACAAATGTTAGTTTTTGCTCATATGGAAAAGAAACATCCTCTCCACTTCCTAAATCCATGACTAAAAATCCAGACCAAATTGGTTTTGTTGTTGTATAAGTAGATGATGTTGCTCTATATAAATGTAGATAAACTTGCCTTTCTTTATATGTTGTTCTAAGTTGCTGAATAAAGGCTTGTGTTGTTGTATCTTTTACAACAAAAGGCAATACACATTGTGAGCTAATAATTGGTGAAAATCTATCTTCTTGATCTGTTTCATAAGATATAACTGGACCTCCTGCCCCAACAGATATTTCAGTTGCAGCAGAAGAAAAATCCTCTACAAAAATTTCTAAATAATAATCTAAGTTGTTATTACTTTTATATGATGAAAAATACTTTTTTCCGAATGCCATATATTAAACTGATCTTTGTCTGTTTAAACTTCCTCTCTGATTACTTATAAAAATATCGTTCCCACTTATTCTACCATAAACCTCAACTTGCTGACTACCTCCATTATTCATAAAATTTTTAAGTTTGTCAAGAGGAGCAACAACTTCTGGATTTGAAGCCGATGTTCCAGCACCCTCTCCGATAAGAGATAATGTAGGTCCAGTCACTAATCCTCCCTCTGCAAAAGCTGGAATTAAACTGTTAAAAGCTGTTTTGGCTAAACCACCAGCTAAACCAGCAAGAGCTGGAATTAAAAAAACAGAGCCTGGAAATGCAGCCATTCCCTCCATAGCTTTTTGCACAGCATTAGCAACAGCTAAAGCTAAAACAGCTGAGATAGCTTCTCTAATTGCGTTTTTTGTTGTTTTAGCAAACTCCTTCATGTTTTCAGCTCCTTGCATAAAAGTATTTCCTAATGACTGACCTAAATCAGTCAAAACTAATTCAGTTATACCAAAAGTTTCATTTAGTATATCCATTAAAGATTTAGTTGTTTCTAACTCTGCATTGACTGGTTTTAACATTGCTAACATTTGACCAAATGGAGAGTTTTTAAATTGATCTAAGGGAGTTCCTTTTTCTTTTTTTTCCGTTGTGCCAATATTAATATCTGTCCCAAAAATACCTTTAAATTGGTCCATTACTTTATTAGCTAAATCTTTTGCTTTTTGAACAGTATTGTCAACATCATCAGTTGTAATAAATTCAATGTTTTCTTTTTCTAAGGTATTAACTAAAGCCTCTTCAAAGTTTTTAGCAACCTCATCTGCAAATATTTTAGTTTCTTCAGCTGCAATTTTAAGCCCATCAGTAATTCCATCTTTGACAGCATTACCATAATCCTTCATTCCTTGTTTTATCTCATCTAAATCACCAGTCAAAGCTCCTTTGACTATTTTAGCCAATGCTTTAAATCTTACAACTAATTTTTCAATCATATTAGCTCCTAACTTAAAAATCAAATTAAAAGCAAACTTAGCTCCAGCCCACATGTTTTTAAATGCAGCAATAATTAAATTTATTGATCCTCTAAATAAAGTAGACTCATTAAATAAATCAATAAAATAATTTATAATATCAACTAATGGCTGTTTGATTTTACTCCAATTTTTTACAATTAAAACACCTCCAGCAACTAATCCAGCAACAACAGCTCCTACTGGAGTTAATAATAAAGCAAATGCAGATGTTAAAGAGCCAACAATTGTTAAAATTGGACCAATAGATGCAGCGATTAATCCTAAAGTTACAATGGTGCTTTTAATATTTTTATCTAAACCTTTCCAAAAATTAATTCCTTTTTGAACAATATTCATTAGCTTTTCAAATAATGGAATAAGCATTTGTCCTAAATCTATTGCAACACCTTCCATTGCACTTTTTAATCTTCTCAAAGCTCCACCAGTTCCACTATCCATAATCTCAGCCATCTTTCTTGATGTCCCAGCTGATTTTCTTAGTTGATTTTCATATTCAGATGTTTGATGTGTGTTTTCTGCTAAAATCAAACCAGTTGCAAAAGCTCTTTTACCAAATAAATCAGTTGCAGTTTTAACTTTGTTAGTAGAATTATTTATTTGTTGCATAGCTGCATCAAATGAGATTCCTTTTGTAGCTAATTCAACAAAAACTTTTCTTAAATGAGTTCCCATTGTACTTGCTTCAATACCTCTATCAGCCAACACCATCATTTGTGCTGTAAGCTCTTCTAATGGAACACCAACAGCATTTGCAGTTGCTCCGACTGTTGGCATTGCAACACTTAGTTTTTGCATATCCATTGCAGCATTTGAACTTGCAAGAGCAAAAATATCTGCAACCTTTGTTGATTGTGCAGCTTCTAAATTAAAACTTTTTAATGTTGATGCTACTATCTCACCACTTTCTGCAAGATCATGTGTAGTTGCTTGAGATAAACGTAAAATAGATTCAGTTGATGCATTTATTTCATTAGTTGAAAAACCAAGTTTAGCAAGTTCAAATTGTAATCCAGCAACCTCAGATGCTGTAAACATTGTTGATGCACCTAATTTTTTTGCATTATCAGTTAATGCTTTAAACTCTTTTGCTGTTGCACCACTAACAGCTTTAACTTTTAGCATTGATTGCTCAAACGACATAAAAGTTTTTACAGCAACAGCTCCTAATCCAATAATAGGTAATGTAATATTTCTGGTTAGATTTTTACCAGTTCGCTGCATAGACGCACCAAATTTCTTGATGTTTCTTTGGGCTTTTTTCATAGCCTTTTCAAAACCTCTTAAATCAGCTCCAAATGCAATAGTTAATAAACCAACACTCTTATTTGCCATGCTCACTCATTTTTTTAATATATTCAGCTTTTGCTTTCAATTTATCGTAATCTATTTTTTTATCCTTTTTATCCCACTCAAACTCAATCAAATCAGTTGGTTTTATCTTTTTGCCTTTTCCTATTTGAATATTTAGTAATAAAGTAGTTTGCCATCTTGTTCTTTCCCACCTACTTCTTTCCCTTATATTCTCAAGCTCATAAAACCCATCTAACCTATTCCAAAAATGTTTAGGCAAATAATCATAAAACTCATTCACCCCCATGCCTAACTGTCCAAAAGCAATTTTTTCTAATTCTCGCCAAGAGAGTTTATTTCCTACTTCTTGGCTTTCTGCTTTTTTTCGTTATTACCCCCCATTTGTTCAGCCAAAATTTCCATTGCTTTTCCTATACAATCAAAATCCCCATCTATTAAATCAGCTAAATCATCAACACTTAAATCACAATCTTGCTTTGCAGCTCTATGTCCATCCTCAATGCCACAATATATTAAAGTTAATGCATCATCTAATGTCATGTCCACACCAAGTTTATCTAAATCTTGT